GCTTATGAGTATGCAAAAAATCAAGCAAAATGGAGTGCTGCCAGAGAATTTTGTAAAGACAGAATGTGGGAATTTAAAGTTTTAACAGAAGAAGAATTGGGTATTAAGTAATGCCTAGAAAAACTGTCAAACAAAGAAAAGAAAAAAATCCAACAGAGGATAAAAGTAATCGAATTCGTTCTGTAATTGATAGCATCAACGGAAAAGAAGACCCAGATGACATAATGCTGATGTTATTGGATGTTCTACAAGAAAGTGGAAGCATTCCGCAAGTTGGAAAATATTATACTTTTGTCTATAATCCAAAAACAACGAATATACGATATGACCAAAATCCATTAGTTGGTGTAACTGAAGTATTTCAATGGGGATTTCGTGGTATTAATTTTCATTGGGGTGATGTTCGCCAATATACATGGAATGAAATTGCCGGTCAGTTGTATGAAATATATAAAGAAGAACTTGCCGATGCTAGAGAAATACCTTTTCAAAATATTCGTCTAAATAGTTAGAAAAGGATAATGGCAGTTTTTAGATATCCTTACGAAGCAATTACAGACAAAACTGATTATTTACAAATCACCGTAAAAGGATATAGTGGAACATCAGCATTAGTCGAAAGTACATCTTTCGGAACTGCATCACCTGCAGCCACAGCTGGAAATCCAGCTAAAGTTGGTGTTGCTTCTATTAATGACATCATCATTCTTCCAATGCCATCAAATATACAAGATAGTAATTCTGTTGGATACGGTGAAGACAAATTAGATATTTTAGGTGCGGCAGCTGGTGGAATTGCATTGGATGTAATGTCAAAAGGTGGAGCTGCACTTGGAAATCAAGGCACTGGTGGTGCTGCTAAAGCTATAGAAGACGCATTTAAAAATGCATTAAGTCCTGCTGGTGGGGCAGCTTCTTTGACAAAAGTTGCACTAGATGCATTTACACGTTCTTTGGCAGCAAATGCAGCTGGTATTATTGGTGCAAATGTTACAGGAGAACAGTTACTATCAAGAAGCACAGGACAGATATTAAATCCAAACATGGAGTTATTGTTTAGTGGTCCAACCTTAAGGCAGTTTCAATTTCAATTTAAGTTTACACCAAGAGATGATAATGAGGCATATCAAGTTAAATCAATTATAAGATCATTTAAAACAAATATGGCTCCAAAAATAGAAGGAGAGGAATCAAATTCCGGAGAAGGTAGTGGTTTTTCAGGTCAGGCTTTCTTAAAAACGCCTAATATATTTGAACTTCATTATAGAAAAGGAAACAAAGATCACCCATTTTTAAACAGATTTAAACAGTGTGCTTTAAAAGACATGTCTGTTAATTATACGGGAGAAGGTGTTTATGCTTCATATAGTGATGGAACTCCAGTATCAATGGTCATGTCACTAACTTTTCAAGAGCTTGTTCCAATTTATGCCAGTGATTATGGAGATGTTGAAAAATCTAGTGATTTACTATATGTAGCAGATGGAAACACAAAAGGAGTAGGATACTAAAATGGGATACTTCAGAGAACTACCAAATATTGAGTATTTGTCACCTCTTTCAACTCGTAACTCTGCTTCGGAATATATTGAAGCAAAAAATTTATTCAAAAGAGTTAAATTAAGAGATGATTTTTATAGTTCATTAACAAACTTTGAAAAATATAGAATTACTGAAGGTAAAAGACCTGATCACGTTGCAAGAGAATTATATGGTTCATCGACATTAGATTGGGTTGTTCTAATTTCCGCAAATATTACGAATGTAAGAGATCAGTGGCCACTTTCTGATGAAGACATTTATGATTTTGTTGAAGAAACATATGGAACTTCAATAAATGAAACTCGTTTTTATGAAACTATAGAAGTAAAAGACAGTAAAGATAGGTTAATTCTTCCTGCTGGTCAAATTGTCGATTACAATTTTAAACTACCAAAACCAAAAAATGATGATCTACCGACTAGTTCGTATGTTTCTTACTGGGACAGTGGGTTAAATCAAACAGTAACAAAATATAATATTACAGTTCCAATTACAAACTACGAGTATGAAGTTAGATTAAATGATAAAAAAAGAGAAATATATGTACTAAAACGCGGTTATCTGCAACAATTTTTAAATGATATGAGAAACATTATGAGATATTCTAAATCATCCCAATATGTAAATGATAAGTTAAAAAGAGCAGATAATATTAGAGTTAAGTCACCATAAGAGTTTTAGATTATTATCAAACATCATTACATATCGGTGCTTGCGGGAGCGTTCTTTCCATTCTCCTGCAGCACCTTTAATTTTGCCTCTAGAGTGTTTAGTTCCGTCTGCATAGTAGAAATCTTTCTTTGAGTCTGTGAGTCCGCAATACTTAAAGTTACAAGCGCGATAGATTGTACCAGAATGGAAATCACTATCAGCGTAAGAGATGATTGCTTTAACTTCAGTATCCTTCCGTAACTGTCTAATCGTTCTTGAAACAAACCAAGAAGTGATATTATGCTCCTCAGATTGGATGTCTGGGTAAATGCAGAGTCGTGAAAGTTCAAATAATCCCTGTTGTTCGTTCCTTTCAAGTCCAAATGCTCCTTTTGCGATTTCTGGTACAGGAAGTCCAGTAAAAATACATACTCCCAACAGACCACCAATGTTTAATGGTGAAAATTCATTTCTCTTAAAAAGTCCGTAGTTATAACCAGACTTAAATCCCTTGGAAATGTCTTTAAGATAATGATACTTAAGCAACAGTTCTCCTGCTTGCTGCTTTGTAATTCGGTCAATGTAAAAATCAGACTTCATAAAAAAAGGGGGAGACCCTTGCCTCCCCCATATTATAGCACAGAATCAATCCTCTGCGAGTTTGGCAAAATACGAGAGTGCATCATCGTCTTCATCTTCAACTGGTGCAGCGGCACGACGGGTAGGTTGAAGATTGTTGAGTTCTGAACGAAGGTCATCATCTAGTTCCTTTACAGAACCGCGAGTGTTGTCTTCATCAAGGTCTTCTTGATCTTGATAACGAGAAGTACTCTTAGTGCCCAGAACATATTCCAGACGCTTTTTGAGTTCATCATATGACTTGAACTGATCAGCAGCAACGAGTTCGGCAAGTGAATACTGCTTTTTCCAGATTGCTTCCATCAAATCATCATCATCTAGAAGAGGACCAGGATTAGCAAACTCACTGGAATCATAGTTACGATAACCAGCAACGTTCTTTGCCTTCAGTTTGAAATTAGCACCTTGCCAGAAATCAAACGGATCGATTGCTTCTTCATCTTCAAACTCAGGTTGCATTGCTTCGGTGAGTTTATCAAAGATTTTCTTACCATACTTAAACAAGAATACTTTTCCTTCGTTCTCGGGATTAGCAGGATCTTTCACAACATAAATGTTGGAAATATAAGTCAGTTTACGCTTCTGCTTACGTGCCAGTTCTTTACCAGCATCAGTGCCGTTGTTCCACAGTTCGGAGTTCAGTTCAGACACAGGATCCTTTTGACCCAGAGTGGTGAGACTGTTCTCAATATACCAACCACCAGAACCTTGGAATGCGTGACTGTAGAGTTTCACGAACGGAAGGTCCTCACCGTTCGGAGCAGGAAGGAAACGGATCACGGCATAACCATTGCCGCTCTTATCACACTCCAGTTTCCATAGGCGGTCATCACTAGAACCGCTGCTAGTATTCATTTTTTCTACCTCTTTGACCAGTTTGGCGGTCAGAGAGCCCAGTTTAGATTGCTTCTTAAGGTCTGCAAAAGACATTTGGATTACCTCGGATTAATTGGATTCGGGGGATTACTCGGATAGTATAACAGAAATTCTCTCAGCGGTCAATGTATTGCTTGAGAGATTCAATCGTCTTGTTCATACTACTAAAAAGTAAACTCATATCAGTCTCTGGTGGAAATCCCATCAGAGCAACTGACTTGCGTAAGTTCTCTTTCATTTCAACCGCTTGTGGGTCGTCTGAAAGGGATAACCTAGTATACATCACCCTCTGCTTTTCTAGCAAGAGCTCAAGTTTTTCAATGTGTTCTAATTTCGTTTCGCGGTCCATCATGCCGAAAGTTAGAATACTTCCGTAGATTTCTTCTTGCAACTTGTTGATTTCTTTCAGTTCGTCTTGAATAATATCGGAGTCAAAAAAGCTACTCATCTATGATTTCCCGTAAAATCTTTTTGTAGTTGAACACATCAATATTTAGAAATGGATTATATTTTTTAATTTTTAAACTGACGGTTTCCCACACCGGATCCAAAAGTTTTTTATCGAAAGCGTTTGAAAAACGGAATATTTTGTCGTAGATTGTTAAGGTTTCTAGCGACAATTGCCCGCTTAGAAACTTTTTGAGGACTGGTGGGTGTCCTTTGGAACAGTTCAATGCATCCTCTAATTTGGTCTCCAAGAAGAATTCGTTGCTTTGCTCTTTGAACAAGTACGTCAAACTCTGTTGTCTCCTCATCCAATCTGCGTATGTTCTTTCTCCAGAATTGATAATTTCCCCAATCCATAAGTTACCAGGTGTGTCTGCTGCTACAAAGTTTGATACTAAAAAGTCTACGACTTCTTTATCAGAATACTTCCGTGATGTCTTCTCAAACCAGTATTTGTCCTTGCGTTTATTGAAAGAAGTTACACTAGCGCGAGTCTTTGCACCATACTTAAAGAAGTCGTATTTTGGATTTGTAAAATGATTTTTGAGTGACAAATAATGTTGATAAGTTTCAAAGGGGGTCACGATCATAAAGGCAGTTTTGCTCTGGAAGTTTTTTTCATAAAATTGAGACGAGTTGCATCCCACTTTAATCTTTCTTTCAAAGGTTTTGAAATCAATTTAGTTACCGATTCTACCTCAAGACTATTAATTTCACAATAGTGGACAATAGCGTCGATATAATTAAAATTTTCTTCTGCTACAATTTTTTCAATCTCAAGAGCAAACTTGGATGGTGTAAGAAACTTACTTTGTATTGCCTGTTCTAATTCTTTATTTGTTTCCATAGAATTCCAATTTATCTCTAACAAACTTTCTAATGTATTTGCCGAGTAGTTTGATGTATTTTGATTTGTCTCTTTCTTCATAGACGACGCATTCTCCATTTTCACATGTCATGATTATTACAAGTTTTTTGACTGAAATACCAGTCAGTTCGTACAGCATACAACCATATGCCATACATTGAACAAAATAGTGTTCAATCCACTCTCGTGGTTTTGGTTTTTTAGAAGTTTTGAAGTCAATTATTGCTAACTCGCCGTCATATTCAGCGATACAATCAACTGTCCCAGCAATTCCCAGTTGCTTACTATATAGGGACCCTTCAAGGGCGTAAATATTATTTATGCGGTTTAAGTCTGTTTTTGCAATCTTAAACAGAAAATCAGAAATGGGTTGAACCTCTGGTAGTTTTTCATTTTTTAAATGATGTTCTACAAGAGTATGTAGATCAGTTCCGCGACTTGTTGCCGCTTTAGTGACACGCTCTGCTTCTTCTTCTCCAACTTTTTTACGCCAATTAATAAAGATTTCCTTATTAAAATGACTGGTCACCGATGTAATGGAGACCAGTCGAAGAAGTTGTTCATCATCAGGAACTTTATAATAACGAACACCATCTATAGTCTCCCTTTCAAGTTCAGGGAGAGTCACATCAATATGTTTGAACATTAAAATCCTGCTTCTATTTTTGCAATGATGTATTCTTTAACAAGTCCAGAACGAACAATGTCTTCTACACCAAATTCAATCATATCAAAAGAAGGCATTGCTCTTAAGATTCTCATAAAATCTACAATGCCATTACGTTCATTTGTTTTTTGTAAATCAGACTGTGTCGCATCACCACAAAAACAAATCTTAGTATTTTCACCTACTCTTGTAATTATACTATCTAACTCATGAAAATTCAAGTTTTGAAATTCATCAACAATTACAATTGCATTATCAAGAGTTGTACCACGGAGGAATGAGGTACTCCAAAACTTGATGGTTTCTTGTGACTTGAGATTTCCATAGAGCATCTCAAAGTCTGCATCAGAAGGCATCTGAAACATATACTTGACCATATTCTTATATGGAATCTGGTAAATATCTGCTTTATCATCATGTGTACCAGGTAAGAAACCAATCTCACGGGTGGCGACTAAAGAACGAACAAGATAAATTCTTTCATAAGGAGTTCTTTCATCAAGAACATCACAAAGCGCATTGTAAAGTGTAATAAAAGTTTTACCAGTTCCGGCACAACCATAGGCAACTAGATGTTTATCATCTTGATAAGATTCAAAAAATCTTTTTTGATTTTCAGTAATCGGTTCGATATCAACTAAGTATTCTGCACTTAAAGGCTTTCTTCTCTTCATTTGTTTTGCAGTCAGACCAACTCCAATTGGTTGATCAACAGAACCTCTTTTTCTTCTTGCCATAATTGATTAGATTTTTTTTACGTTTGAACCTGGCATTTTTGCAGCACGACCTAATACATCATTCCACCCAGGATTTTTAGAGATTAGCTTGTTTTGCCAATCTCCAACTTCACC